ATATCCCCGTCAGGAGGATTCAGCTCCAGCACTCCTGATCTGTAGGTTATGTACCCTCTAGGGTCATGGTGGGGGAACCTGCACTGGAGGATAGTCTGTACGCGAGCCCACACTCGTGATAGGCTGTCCTCCGCCTCGATGATGAGGCAGGGTGCCTGATGTGACCTAGCGTACCCTAGCACTGGCTGGCCTAGAGACAGGCTAATAGCCATATCCAGCATAATCCATGATTTGTAATGCTTCGGGGGTGCGGCAATGAAGCCACAGCCACCCTCCTCTACCAGGCCGTCAATACGCCACCGAGGTGGGGGCATGTTGACTAGCTCAGACAGCTGCCTAATCTGAAGCAAAGGCTCTCTGGGTGAATCTTCAACTATCCCTATAATCGGTTCAGATTCGACCTTAGACCGTGTGAGGTCTAGCTTCGTAGTTACCCTCTGAACCTCAGCCTTCAGCTTGTCTACTGAACCCCATTTATTAAGACACGTGTGCCTGATTAAGCCCGGGATAAACTCCGGCTCAACCCCACACTCCAGCATGCTAGCTATAGCCGCGTACAGCTGGCACGACCTGTCACCCAGCGCCTTGCTAGCCCGTAACTGTCCAGCTATGGATGCCGAGCTACCGTCCAGTGTCCTGTACACTGCGGAGGCCAGCTCACCAGGAGTCTGCGTGGCCCCGTATACTGGCCTACCTACCTGACAACCTCTCTTGTGTGAGGGGGTGCCAGGTACCCTGAGTAGCTGGGTGGCATCCCAGCCTCCAGGGTCGCAACCTAGCACGTGGCTGACAGCCCTAGACAGGCTGTCCTGATCAGGCTGAGGCACAGTCTCAGTCAGTCTCCAGATAGCCTGGGTGTGGCCAGGACTGCTTGTCCACACAGCGAGGGGGTTAGTACCCTCCGTGTGACCGTCGTCTACGTCAGACCAGATCAGCGGGCCCGCTTTGAGGAACTCCGCCTTCCTTTCTGGTTTACTGAAAAGACCGGGAGTGAAATATACATCCTGCCCAGCTTCAACGAGATCCCGCACGTAGTGCTTCGCTTCGTCAAGTTGGTCCACAACCCGAAAGGCCTTGCCCGGGTTGAAAGCCTGACCCGGCCACGCGATCCCACAGATGAAAAAATACCCATCACAACCCTCCCAGATTGTCTCGAAGAATCTCATCCTCAACCCTAGCTATCTCTTCCTGGTAGGTATCGGGGGTTACGCATGCCCAATACCCTCCGGCTGATATGATATCAGCCCCAACTCGAATCTGCCACTGGCTCAAAGATGAGCCTGTCTTAAGCTCCAACCCCACAAACCTGCCCCTGAAGCAGGCTATGAGGTCTGGTATGCCTTTCTTAGTGTACTGACTGGCGTGGTATTTTACAACCCACCAACCTCTACCCTCTATGTACTTCTGTACCTGTCTTGAGAACTTGCTCTCTAGCATGCCCAGAGCAGGGCTCAGGTCCCTGCTCCAGACTATGTCAGAGAATGTCGTCGAACTCCCCGAAGTCGTCCTCAACGTCCTGCTGGACTTCCTCCTTAACCTTGGACTCGACCTCAGAGAACTGGGCCACACGTGCGACACGGCTGCGCAGCTTGCCGTTGTAGGTGTCGTCCTCAAGCTCTACGTTGATCTTAGCCCCAACGTACTTGGCAGGATCAATCTGGACAACCTTGTTAGGAACCTTGGTACCTGCCGCCTCAATCAGTTCACGGAGCTTCCACAGCTGATTCGGGACGATCTTGCAGTAGTAGGGGTAGCGTCCATGGCCTGCCACGATAGCGAACACCAGCATGTCGGTGTTATCTGACTTGGTCTTGGTCATCTCCACCCCAGCGATCTCAGCGTTGTACACACCTGGTTCCTGGTGCACGGTGCTGAAGGACGGCGCCTTGACGTCGGAGAAGTCGATCGAGATCTTAGCCATTGTTGGTTTCCCTTTCCTTGAGTATTGATCGGATGTAGTCGATTGTAGCAGATGTAGTGGTGAAGAAGCAAACCGTGATGGTGAACATGTCACGATTGACATGATCGTTGTAGCGTACCTCATACTGGCCTACCTGGTGAGCCACAGTGATGGGGTTGGGGATGTCGATCACTGCGAGGTCCTTGTGCTCGAAGCGCCAGGGCAAGTCATCCGTCTGGTCACACAACCTGACAAGAGCGTTACTACAGACCTTTGAAAAATCAATCATGTGTGAGGTACCTCTCTAGACGTTCCCATGTTGGGGACCCCAGCCAGGGCTTGCGGGCTGCAATATCAGCTCTGCACCCTGCCACGATACCCTGTGTGGGCTTGAGCCACATACGATACCCGGTGTTGGAGTCTCTCTTAACTGACTCCGTATAGCCTATCACGTCCGCATACATGAGTGCAAACTGTCGGGCCTGGCCGGGGAGAGCCAGCGTGACCTCCTTGGTCTGAGCCACGTCAGCGTCCTCGGGGTCAGCTTCATCCACGTAGGTGACCTTAGCCTGGCCTGTCAGGACCACAGGGATGTCAAGACCCCTCAGAGTAAGGATGAGTGACTTAATCAGTTCATTTGCCTGGCCATACTGAGGCAGACTGACGGGCTTAGACACCGTTAGAAGGTCGCCACGCTTACGCCCAGAGACGAAATTCAGAGCAAGCTCATGGGCTACCGTAACACTGTCCAGGGCCACAGCCTGAGGAGGCTTAGCCACGATGGACTGAACCTCTTTAGCCAGTGCCTCCCACGTATCTACCTGTGTGGTCTCGGCCTGTACTGCACGGGTTCCTCCCTCAAGGTCGATGATACGTACCCCCGGCACCGTAGCTGCGAACGTCGTCTTGCCTGTCTTAGGCTGGCCATACACTAGTGTGATCATTTGTACCTCTCCATTGGGTCGCGCTTATCAAAGAATTGAAGGAATTGCTCATCTGTGCCGAACTCAACTCGTGCTGCTGCAAGCTTACCCATACGGCACAAATATGAGTTACCACACACTGACGGGTTACGGTCCTCTGGGGGCTTAGACCAGTCGTACTCACCGACCTGCCTAGCCCACCTCAGTATACTCTTGATCTGCCTTTCGTGCACTTGCTTGTTGAACGGCACCAACAACCGTGTGAAGGCTGGGCAATGTTTACGCTTCAACAACTCAGCCTCTCTTACTAAGATCTCGCAGTCACTGCTAGAGATCCTCGTCCTGTTCTCATGCATCCAGTCTACCATAGATCGGTAGCACGTGCTACCTGAGCTACCCTTAGTGAGCTTAAGCTTGCCCGTCTTGGTCAGCTGTGGCCACACCACCTTCTGTGGTTGGATGTAGTCCCAGATCATCCCACCAAGAGGCAGGTCCCATCCTAGTCTCTTCTTGTTACCCTCGAGGAGCCAGAGGTACGCGTGAGACTGAATATCCAGCTGTCTGTACTCTGCGGTAGGTAGTGTCTGGTGTGTCTTGTGGTCTAGTACCCACAGACGTCCACCAAGCTCGACTACCTTGTCCACCTTTCCCCTGTAGGTGTGATTACACCCGGGGATACCTCGTGACAAGTCCAGCTCGCACGCCAGGACGTTGAGGGGCTCATCACGGTACCTGTACTCATAGGCTCGATACACACGGTCAAGGTCGTCATAGATCTCATGCTCTTCCTCCATGAGGTCAGCTGGACGCTCAGGGGGAGTGCCTGTCTCGAGCCAGGCGTGTAGGTAGGTACCTCTGTCTAGGGCCGTACCAGGGTGAGGCTTAGCTGAGATCCCCTGGAGGTCGTAGTAGGCCTCCAGAGGGCAATTCAGCCAGCTCTTAATCAAGCTTGTCGTTACTTGCATGGCTCCTACTATACATCAATCTCTGGTCCCCAGCAAGTACCTACCTCAACATCGGCTACCAGAGGGCAGTCAAAGTGAGGCAGGGGCTCCTCCATGATATTCTTAATCATGGACGCTGTGGTCTCAGCTAGGTCCTCTGGCACCAGCACGAGCACAGCGTCATGAATGAGACCTAGTATGTGGCTGTCTCCCTCCAGGCTAGACCACACACGTGAGGCTGCTCTAAGCATGATGTCACTACCTGTCCCCTGCACCTGGCTATTGACAGCCTGGCGCTCAGATGCTGCTACCTCATACTCGTCGTCACTGTATAACCCTGGCAGATGACGCCTACGCCCGAACATAGTTGAGCTATACCCCAGCTGGTGTGCCTTAGCTTTAGCCCTGGCGTGCCATGGGCGCAGCCCTGACCAGTGCTGGAAGAACGACTCCCTGAAGGACTCCGCCTCGTCTAGCGTGATGTCTGTACCGTAGCTAACCTTAGCGAACTGCACGAATGACTTGGCCGACATCCCGTACAGGAAACCAAAGTTAACAATCTTCGCTTTCCTGCGATCAAAGCTATTGTCGGGGTCCAACCCAATAGCACGTGTGGTCTGTGAGTGAATGTCACCTCCGTCTCGATACAACTGGAGCATGTTCCTGTCACGCGAGACCACAGCGGCTACACGTAGCTCCAGCTGGCTATAGTCAGCCTCAATGATCTTATAGCCCTCAGGGGCAGATACCAGACCTCTTATGTAGGGGTCCTTCGGAACCTGCTGGAGGTTTACACCCACACCGTCACACACTTTGCCTGATGATAGCCTACCTGTGACCGTACCGTGCAGCTTGAATGACGTGTATAGACGTCCCCTTCCGTCTATTTGCTCTTTATATGGGGTAATAAAACCGTCTATATTCTTCTTTAAGCGTGACCTTTCCAATAGTGTTTTAGCAATAGGGTGATCCATAT